TAGCAGGTCGTCGTAGTCGTCTAGGTTCAACGCGCCGCAGGTCATGCGGCTGACCTTGACCAGCACCATCATCACGGCAACCTGCTCGGCTGCGATCGGCTGTTTGAGATAAGCCGACCACAGCTCCGCAGTGTTCTCCATGTTCTCGCGCCAGTCCCCATGCGTCCCACCCCTGGCACGCACGGTATCGGCCGCAGCCTGCAGCATGGCGTCAGGCGTGGGCATCGATGAACTTCTCCATCTCGGCGCGCGGAATGAACCAGCGATCGCCGAGCTTCTTTGCCGTGATCTCCTCGCGGTCGATCATGGCGTAGAGACGGTAGAGGTTCTTGCGGTCGCCGCTGCCGAATAGCATCTGGCAAGCCGACCGACTATCGATCAGCAACGGCAGCTCAGTCATCGAAGCCGCCCCCGTCGCCCGGTGCGTCCAGTTCAATCACGCGCTGGATTTCCAGCGAGATGTTGCCCGTGTCTTCATATTGCCAGCCTGAGAAGCTGTAGCGGCCCGGCTCCAAAGCAACCTCGAAGATGACCTTGCTGTTGCCGAAGTCGGGGCGCTTGCTGCCCGGCTCTTTCGACTCCTTGAAAAGATTAAACTTCTGCACTTTTTCGTAACGATGGGGCATTCCTAGCTCCTGTTTTCGAGTTGATGTTTACGCTTCGTATAAGCTGCGAGCAGGCGGTCGTGTTCGCCTGGCGCCTCGCGCTGGCAACGCTCGCGAAACTCTTTCACGGTTGTTGACCAGAGCTTGTGTTCGGCTGTCGTGCGGTGCTTCTCGAACCCGGCAATCTGCTCGTCCACCCACGACTTCCAGTCGTTGCGCTCGTCTTCCGGCGACATGGGTATGTCGTCAGCGACAACCTTCGGCGGATCTACCCTGGGGGGTGCAGGCTGGGGACGCGCGGCCGGGGGCAGCTCCTGTGCCGGCGTGGCACGCTGTCCGTCGTCGTCCTCTTCGCCTACGATTCCAAGCATGGCGCAGAGGCCGTAGCGCCTGGCATAGGTAATGGCACTGCCCATCTTCTGCGGGTTGGCCTTGTTCTCGCACAAGAGCGGCACGCCGCCGTCCTCTACGAACTCGCCCGACGTGTGGATGATGCGCGTCACCAGCCGATCGGGATCGGTGTGCGTCATCTGCATCACCGACAGATTGTGCTGGCTCAGTGTCTGCCGGGCTGCTTCCAGGCACGCTGGCAGCGTGGCGTACTTGCCGTAGTTCGCCTTGCCGTCGAGCGCCGGGTTCCTGATTGCCGACAGTGCTGCGACGAGATCCGCCTGCAGGTTACTGGACATAGCGCAGCGTCTCGTGCGGCATCGACGCGTATATTGTGTCGTCAATCTTGACGTCATATTTCATCGGCTTGGCAAACGAACGGCCGATGACAATGCCGCTGCCAAGCTCGCCGCGGTCGTCCTCTACGACGACGCGGTCCATCAACTGAAAAGATCGCTCTTCCATTTCATCCTCCAAACAATCGCGGCTTTGCCGCTGTGGTTTGTGCGGCGCTCGCCGCTGTCTTCCAGCTCGCCCATGCGAGCCAGTTCAGTGACGCGCGGACGGATCGACAGGATCGATGCGCCCAGCACGTCGGCTGCTTCGTCGGCCGTCAGGCCGTCCGAATGTCGGAACGCTGCCAGCGTTGCCGCGCGTAGCGTCGGCGCCTTGCTGGCGATTGCTTCGGCCGCTGCGATGCTTGTCTCGCGATCGCGCGCACCGGGCTGTGCGGGGTAGTTCATGGCGTCACCAGCAGAAGGCCGTAGATGAACACCGCAAACAGGACGCCGCACGCCCACTCGCCGGCGCTAGGCATCTGCCTGCCCCAACTGTTCCTTCGCAGTCCGCAGCGTGGTGGCAAGCGCCATCTCTTCGCTCTGCAGTTCTTGCACTCGCGGCCACTTGCCGTTGCTGTGGGCGAAGTCGTCGCCGCATTCGATCACCAGGCGCTCGCCCTTGAGCCACGTCCGCCGGTCTTCCAGCCAGCGCACGACGGCATTCATTTCATCGCGTGTAAAGTTCATTTGCTTCTCCATTTCTCCTCTGCTGCCTGCCGGTATGCCGGCGGCACGTCCTTCCACATGAAGTGTGAAAAATCTGGGGCGACGAGAGCGAACAGCTCTTCGATCGACCCGGCTGCTTTCATCAGTGCCTCGCGGGTACGGGCTACCGTCCGCATCCGCTCCAGCGCCTGATTCAAGTTCGCGTCGGACAGCTCGTCGCAGTCACGGCTGTCGAATACCCGGAAGCCTTTGCAGTTTGCGTAGACGATCCGCACCGGCACGTTGTCCGAGATGGCGCGCAAGTATTTCCAGTACAGCGCGACCTGCCCGACGTGGTTGGGGTCAGGCCGCGCCGGCAATGAATTGACCAGCCAGCCGCGCTTGGCGGTGCTTGAGAGTGTCGGCCACTTTGTCTTGATCTCGACCACGCCCTGCGCCTCGACATCGATCTCGCCGATGAAGTCCAGCTCGACGTCGTCCAGTTGTACGGACACCCAGCGCCCGTCCTCTACCTGGTTGGCACCGCGTGTGGCCTCTGCCAGCCCTTCGGCCGTGTGCTTGCACGTCAGCTCAAGCACGGTGCCGCTGATCTGCACCGCGTTTGCTTCCTTCTCTTCCTTACTGAGGGGAATGTCGTAGATGCCGTCGCGGATCACCGAGAAGCGATCGCGGTCCTGCGGGTCGTGTTCGAGAATCTTGTGTTCATCGAAAAAACTGACCGCCTTGCGGAACGCCTCGCCTTGGTCGTCCCCATAAAGCACGATGTCCTTGGCGTACTGCTCGGCGGCTTTGCCGGCGTTCATGCGACAACCCGGCGGGGCGTACAGACGCTGCGGCCGGGCGATTACTTTTTCAAAGAACTCTTTGCAGTTTGGGCGGGAAATCCCGCTCGGGCTGTGAGCTGAGAAGTTGAACAGCGTGGCCCAAGCGGGTAGTTCGTCAAAACCTGTCACGTCTCAGTAACCTCCGTGCTGATAGCGCACGGTTATAATTAAAAGGTTACTGAAACGTCAACTAATTATTTTTGATGGTTCCTGTCGATAGCGATGGTGCTTGTCGCGCTATGCTTTTTTAAGGGCTTGTTGTCTGCGCTCTGCCGCTAGTCGTCTCGGCTTGTAGGTATCGCCGTTCGGCTGTGACCTAATCGCTGCTGGCTTGACGGTCGCGTTGATCACGATCTGCATTGTCTCGCCCTCGCGCAGCTCCAGGTCTAGTTGCTGTACGTTGTTGCGCGGCGGCGGCTCTTCTTCCAGACCGCCAGTCAACATCAGCGCGGTAGGGCTGCAGTCCAGCAAGGCCGCAAGCTCAATGATCGTGGTCGCCGATGGCACGACCTCGCCTCGCTCATAACGTCGGTATGCACCTGCGCTCATGTCTAGGTGCCTGGCAACGACGGCGCCGCTCATTTTTTTGCGCTGGCGTGCCGCGCGTATGCTCTCATGTAGTTCCATTTGATTTTCCTGTTTTGATATTATTCTGGGATTTGTAGCTCGATCGACACCCACTCGCGATCTGCGAGGGCCGCTTCGAGGCCACCGGGCGCTTCTTCTCGCATAGCTACCCATGCCTCACGCATCATGCCGACGATCTCAAGCCATCGATACAACGCGCGTCGGCTGGGTCGATAGTAGATGGCGCCGTCTTCTCCTTCGTGTTGCGTGATCGCGTGGATCGTCACCAGCTCGTTGAGAAACTCCTGCACGACGAGGCGCGGCGTGTCTGGTAGGCAACGCTGCACATACTCTAAGTCGCAATACTCGTCGTGACCCCAAGCCGCAACGACTGGCTGCACGCACATCATGAGCTTTGGTATCTGCAGACGCATACCGGCCAGCGGGTCTGTCTCCACTGACCCTAAAAACGGCGTCAGGATTACTAACCCGTACCGCGCAAGCCCGCCGTTTACGCTGTGCGTAAACCACGCTTTCACCAACTTTCTGATCTTCGGATCTTCCAACGGATCAACGACCTGGTAGTCGTCCAATCTCACAATCTGTCCCACAGTTCCTATCCTCCTTGCTGACGAAAATTACACAAACGTGATGTAGTATGACGATTGGTGCGCGTAGCGTCAAGCAACCCCCTTGACGCCATTACTGAGAGTTATGTACGTCCGCACCATGAGACTGTCGCAATGGATAAATGAGCAGCCCGAGACGCAGCGCCAGATCGCGGTGCGGCTCGGAATTAGTCAGCCGTTCTTGTCGATGCTGTGCAGCGACAAACGTCGGCCGGGGCTTGACCTGCTAGAGCGCATCGAGGAGCTGACCGAGGGCGAGGTAACGCTTCGCGACTTTGTCGATGCTTAACGTCATCAGCCTGGGCGCGGGTGTTCAGTCGTCGGTCATGGCGCTTATGGCGGCGAGTGGTGAACTCACGCCGATGCCGGATTGCGCGATCTTTGCGGACACTCAATGGGAACCGGCAGAAGTTTACGCGCATTTGGACTGGCTGGAGGCGCAGCTTCCGTTCCCCGTTCACCGGGTGACGATGGGCGATTTGCGCGCCGACACGATTGCTGGCGGCTCTGCATCGCTTGGAAACTTTCAACCTATTCCGTTTTTCACACTTGAAAATGGTGTTGAGGGAATTGGTCGTCGTGAATGCACCAGCCATTACAAGATCAAACCCATACGACTGAAGATGCGAGAAATGCTGGGTCTGAAAAAAGGCCAGCGCAGTAAAGGCGTGTCCGCTCGCACATGGATCGGCATCAGCACCGACGAAGCGATGCGGATGAAACCAGCGCGGGATGCGTGGGTCGAAAATATCTGGCCGCTCATCGACGTTGGGATGTCGCGCCAAGATTGTTTGCGGTGGTTTGAAAAGCATTATCCGCAGCGGCCACTCGCCAAATCCGCCTGTATCGGTTGTCCGTTTCACAACGCCAGTGAGTGGCGCGATATGAAGCTCAATGACCCGTCGTCATTTGCTGATGCCGTGGCTTTCGACAAAGCCATCCGGAAAAGCACACGCGGTGAGAAGCAGCAATTTATCCATCCGCAACGCAAACCGCTGGACGAGGTGGACTTCCGCAACTTGGAAGACATGGGGCAACTCAACTTCTTCAACGAAGAGTGCGAAGGGATGTGCGGTGTCTGAGCGCGAGATCCACCAGGCGATCGTGGACTGGCTAAAGGTCGCGCTGCCTGACGGCTCGGTGTTTCATCACAGCCCCAACGAAGGCAGGCATAAGGTCCAGTACAGGATGCAGCAGAAGCGCCTGGGCGTGCGCGCTGGCTGGCCTGACATCGAGATATTCGTCAACCCTACATGGTGGCGCGGTACGACGCCCTGGGCGCCCGTATTCCTCGAAATAAAGACAGCCAAGGGCCGACTGTCTGACAACCAGAAGCAGATGATCGGCCAGCTCACCGGCGCCGGGTGCTACGTCGCCGTGGTGCGATCGATCGATGAGGCGCGTGTCACGCTGATGCAATACGTCGAGCTGCGCGATGGGTAAGGTCGGCGACCCGCGGCCGCACCCTAACAGCGTCGTGAAGTATCGCGGCAAGGCAGGGTGGTCGGTTGAACAGTTAGCGTCGATCGCACGGCTCGACCCGTGGACGATACGCGCCCTGGAGACAGGCCGCATGAAGCTGCACGGCGGTCACGTCAATAAGTTCTCGCAGATCTTTGACGTCACGCACGAGGCAATCCTGCAGCCGTGTGTGTCGCCACGCAATCCGCAGATGAACAAGCGGCGATCGATGCGGAACCTCGCTGCAGGCCGCGGCCGCAACAAGTGGGCAGGCAAGCTGCCGGTGCCGGACAAGGCGCCGCCGCTGGTGCGTGAGCTGTACACGATGATGAACCGCGACCGCCTGATGATCAAAGACGTGGCCGAGGGCAGCGGCGTGTCGCCAAACACGATCAGCGACTGGCGGTACACGCGGTCGCCGTCACTTAGCACCTTCGAGGCGGTGCTGAACAATATGGGCTACAAGCTCAAGATCGTGCGCCAGGACGACGACAAAACATGACTGTGCAGTATAGAAATATATTGATAAACAAGGATGCGAAACCGGGCAGAAAGATGGACCGTTTAGAAATCAAAGTGCAACTTGATCAAGCGTTGCGCGACACGATAGAGCCGTTTGATTACTCTTTTGCCGGCACCAGCGAGTTTACCTTGCCGTCTTGGACTGCGCCGAAACGAGACAAAAGCTGGGCAATCGGTTTGATCGTTGGACCTTCAGGGAGCGGAAAGACGCAGATTTTGAAGCGTGATTTCGGCGTGACGAGCAGGAAAAAGTGGAAGCCCACGAAAGCGATTGCTTCCCAGGTAACCGGCGACAAATTAAGCGCCGTTGGGCTGAACAGCGTGCCGGCATGGTGCCGCCCGTATCATGTTTTAAGCAACGGCGAAGCATGGCGCGCAGACCTTGCTGCAATTATCGACAACGATGTCAGCGTTGATGAGTTTACAAGCGTTGTTGACCGTACCGTGGCACAATCGTCGGCCTATGCGGTGCAACGGTACATTCGATCGGAGGGTATGACCGGCGTTGTTTTTGCCACCTGTCATTACGACGTGATTGAGTGGCTTCAACCTGATTGGGTTTTTGACACGGCAAAGGCGCAGCTTGATGCGTCAAGGGGGTGCCTTCAACGGCCCCCAATTACAATTAGACTTACCAGAGCAACAGGAGACTGGTGGGGATTATTTAGGCAACATCATTATTTGAATGACGCGCTGAACAAGTCGGCGCGATGTTTTTTAGGCTACCTTGATGGCAACCCGGTCGCTTTTGGTTCAGCTCTCGCGTTCCCCAACCAGCACTTCAAAAGCGCGTGGCGCGAACACCGCACGGTAGTTTTGCCTGACTACCAAGGGCTGGGGATCGGCGTCAGGTTTTCGGACGCAATCGCCCAGCATTTTTGTGGCGAGGGTCATCGTTATTTCAGCAAGACGTCGCATCCGCGCATGGGCGAGTATCGTGAGCGTTCGCCGCTGTGGAAGCCCACGTCGAAAAATAAAAAGGCGCGGCTCGATTATGTGCCTGACCGCAACACAAAAGAGCGTGGCTACAAAGATGCCCATATTTACAGGGTCTGTTACAGCCATGAGTTTGTGCCGCAAGACGGCGAATCGTGATCCCGCACGACGCCACGCTGGTCATCTCTGCGCTGGTCGAGGCCGGCGGGGAGTGCGACGTGACTGTACTCGATCGACAGGTATCGTCACGTTTACAGGGGTGTTTTGCCGTAGCTGGGAAGTATTTGATTGACAGCGGTTTGGTGGTCGAACAGCTTAATGGAGCTGGTACAGCTTCCAGCATGAAGCTCACCAACCCCAAAAAATATAAATTAAATAAAGTCGATCCGTCGCTAGTTAGAGCT